CTATATATATATAGCACATGTCGCAACATAAGGATGCCAACCATAATAGGTTCATAACCTTAGCGGATTCTGATTCAGAATCGGAATCTGAATCTGCAGCTGCAAAAGCAAAAGCAAAAGCAGAAGAACCCGAAACATTTGAGAATTCCCTTACAATACAAGATGCCAGTGGGCTAGAACAACCACACCAACCCCCCTTTCGCACTTGGATTCGCGACGAGTCTGAAAATCGGTTTTCAGGAGAAGAAGTTAAGAAGAATATTTTCAGTAGTCCATTTTCAAAACAGAAACATGTACAGAAGCAGTGGAGTCAACCAAGATTTCGTGAAGATGCAGATGGCTGGGTAAGTATTCGTTGGAATCAGCCTCAATTCCAAGAATCTGAGAGCCCTCCTACAGAGCCTACATCAAACCTTTCAGTAGAATATGAACCACGGCCTTTAGTAAAACAAGAATTTCCCTCCCTTCTCACACGAGGTACATCGAATGTTGTCGTTAATCAACAAGAAACAATGTCAGCAGTCGCTTGGGCAGAAAAAATAAAGAAGAGTCTTGAAAGGGCTGAACTTGCCCGTGCAGCAAAATCCTTTCATAATACTGAAGAATCAGTTGGTCGCTTATCCTTTTTTCGTAGACCGATGATTGTACAGCAATCAGAGGTCTAAAATGGTTATAGTATAATGTGTAAGATGGACGATTCAATTGTTGCATCAGTTGTACAAAAATTCTTGCAACGCTCTGAAGTTGGTAAGAAGAAGTATGGAGTTACGCTAGATCGTACAGACTTGGGAACTCTCGACTGGATTCAACATGCCCAAGAAGAATTGATGGACGGTATCTTATACTTGGAAAAACTGAAGACACAGTTTTCAGTACCCAAATAATAGTCCTGCTCTACCTCCATACACACGTAGTATTGAATATGTTTCCGCCCATATATAAATTATATAGTCTGGAACATCTGTGGTACGATTACTTCCACGATATGGTTGAAAGAGTAAACTCAAGTCTATATTTAGAATTTTATCTAAGTTTGCATGTCCCATAGGGTTTGTTATACCATATTTCTCATGTTGAGTGCCAAAGGGGATATGATAATAGTATTTATTATGCCAAGGAGTTTTTCGTTGTTCAAGTCCTGGTAGAAGACTGCGAAATAGTACAGGGGTTTCTGTAGCATAACGGATAATTCTTCCTTCATAAGAAAGGGATAAACTTGTAATAGGTTCTGAATCAATAATAGAATATGCAGGTACAAGAGGTTTGAATGCGCTCCTATTAAGTCCACTCGCATCAGGCCACCAAGGTGCTATAAGGCCTATGCCACTTGCATCAGATATATAGATTCCACTCAAGTCACGTGTAGCTAAAAAAGGAGCGTTCAACAATTCAGCATCCGCGCGATGGGCGAAAAAGTAGAGTTCGCGGGTGGGATTCGGTATTCGCATGGGAATACGTGCAGTGGATATAGAGTTTGTGTTAAAGGGGTTGATGGTGTAGTGCTGGACAATCGGATAGCTGATATCACCAAGCCGAATGCGATTTGCTTCGGGTTTATCAATGTAAACATACTCTAATAATAAATAAGCATCTTGGAAAGCATACGTGGACGGCATTTGAATTCCAGGAATCTGTGAAGCCAGAACCGACTTTTGCGGATTTCCATTGAGGCCGTATACGGGTTTGCCATTTACAGGGTCGATAACATAGAAAGGACTTGATGCCATCGGGGGAAGAATCAATTTATTTTGAGCATTCGTTGCACGACTTGTTGTCGTGTATATGCTGTTTAGAGGATTAAATGTAATAGAAATTTGTACAATATCCGTACCAATTGCATCAATAGGTAAAGCAGCAGAGGGGTCTCCACGTGTGAACCAAAAAGGAAGGGGAACCGCTACTTCTTGATACTGATTTGTCCATCCATTAGACTTTGCCGTAAATCCATTGTCATGACGACCAATCATACGATTCACCGTAGTAGTTTTTTCTAGCGGTGTATGGAATTCATCAAGCACTTCTAAGAGTCTTCCATCCATTGTGTCAATCGGTGTAGCACCAATCGTAAGTTGCAGTTGGTTAATAAGAGCATGACCCACAGAATTTGTCCATCCAAAGGTGGGACCAGCAAAGGGTTTCCCTTCAGCTACTGCAGCATTGCGTGCAAGAGTTTGTGTTGTGAGAATATCAGGAAGTTGTATCATGAGAAAAGCTCGTGTAATCAAGTGACCACGGCGAGGTATAGTGGCTTTTGCCGTTTGTCCAAAGGCCGGAGTATTATCAAAGTCTACACGATACCATTCAGTTGTAAATCTTCCCGCTTTTATGAAGGCTTTTTGGAATGATTCTATGCGAGGCTGACCTTTCGGAGGAAGTAGACGATCGTCCTGGAGGCCAGAATGAAGAAGTTTTAATAAGCCGGCCGAGGCCATTCTGATGGCCACAGTGTAAAAACTATAGGCCTTCTGCGGAAAATATTAATCTGTATACATCTTATTCGCCAAGCCATTCTGGAATCGGAGCCATTGTAAAGTAACTACAAACACTTTGACTTCCCAGTCTTGTTCATAAATTCCTCCAGGAGGACTAATATCCAAAGTGAGTCGCACAGTCTGCAAACGAGAAGCATTGGCTGTACCACTTGGCTGATGATCTCCAGGATTCTTGGCAAAGGAATAACCATAAATAAAAGAATTATAAGCAGCTACTCCACCACGATGTGCTAAAGAAATATGTTGACGAAACCACTGCTCTTCTTGATTAATCAACTCTATACCATTTAACTGAATTATAGCATTTTGTAAAAGGGGTCGGAGTGGATTAAATACAGGGTCATACTCTGCACTCATCACTGCAGAGTAGTTTGTCCATTCATTATTGTTAGCCGTAGCCTTTCTTCGGACAAACCACAGGATTTCTTCCATAGGGTGATTCACTTCCAAAGGTAGCTGGACTTGAATGGTATCTTTACTAGTTTTATTCACCGCATATTTCAAAGGTTCCGAGAAATAAAAGGTTTGATTAATTCTCGTAAGAATCTCAAAAGGGCTGCGAAGAATGCGTTGGCGGATAATACCATCAGTCTGTGCAGAATATGTGATAAGTTGTATCTTTTTGAATTGGGGAGGTGCTACAGGGGTTTGCTGAGATGTTATTTGACCACCTGTGTTAATCTGGATTTGCTGATTTAACATTGTTTGTAGTGGGGAAGTACGACGACCATTGAGCAGCCGTATACATTCATCAAAGGGACGCAGAGTTATGTTGATTCGCACAGTGCCTTCGCGACATGCAAGAAGAGGTAAAGCTTCTTGTAGTTTTACACGTTGAAAGAAAAAGGGTAGAGGAATGAGTAAAGTATTATTCTGTGACGGAAAAGGGCGATAAGAAGGCGTACTTAGAAGAGTAGAAAGTGGCATACGCCCAAATCCATCCACGGAGCTGCCATATTGATTATTGATATCGACCATAAGTAGACTTGCTGTGTTTAAGAAATCACCGTCAACTGTTTCAATCGTCTGGTCTGCAATCTCCAACTCTGCTCTTTCAATAATTACCGACCCAAGGCTATTTGCATAAAACCATGCATTTTCATTTACATACGTAGAAGTACCTGCTTGTAAACGTAAGAGGGTTGTATCGTTAAGCCAGTAACCCAGTTGAATTTGTACAATAGAACTAAAAAGAAGGTCGCCTGCTGATACAGAACCTATGTCAAAGGTGAATCTTTGACCAAAGGACGCGGGACCTCGGAATTGAAACTCTTGCACAGAAAGTGAAAAAGGGTGAATGCGTCGGTTATGCTCAGGAAGCCACCATGTTGATTCGGAACCTAGTGGGGTGTATTCATTATCTTGAAAATCACGAGGCGTAAGATCCAAGAGTGTGGTTATATCACCTGCCGGCCTCGCATAGCCCTGGCTATTCATCTGAGGTATTCTAGGATGTTTCTTTAAGGAAGTCGTCGCTTGTCGGGGCTGATTATAATTTTAGTTACCGCTAAACAATTCTGCTCTACCCTTACCATCTGTATCAAAGCGCGCCCAACCTTCCACAATGACACGCAGCTCTGTGTTCGGTGCGCCTGTATAGGGGTCAATAGGAGGAAGGCTCAAGTTTATATAAAATACAGGTCGGTCAGCAGTAGTGAAATTCACAGCTCCTGTTTCTTGTGTGGAAGCTCCTGGAAATCTCTCAGGGGCAATGGCTCCCAGAGTCCAGTTCATACTATTGATTTCTATCCCTGTATCATTTTCCTCTTTTGCAAAGTTCGTGATGTCTCGCCATACAAAAGAATTACGAGGGAGTTCACGATCTTTTCCTGCAATTTGTAAGTTTACCGTATTAAAGTAACTTTGTTGGCCTACGATACCTGTATTCACTTTCCATAACTGATTGGCATTGATATCACCAATACTGCGCATAAACCAGACTACGCGCCCTGAAGGATGACGACCATCTAGAAGGCGTTTTACTAGACTTGTACCACCTCCTACAACTCCTGCGTAGTCCAATTGATTTTGAGTAAAGATGTTTTCCCATTGACGGACAAACATAAGACTCTGGGGCTGTTTTTGTAGAATATCTTGATATTCACGAGGCACGTAGATTTGTTGAGTCTCGAGTTGTATTTCCAAGGGTAGAATCTGGGTTCTTGATAAGGTTGTAAAAGGGATTGGTTGGGATCCGCTCGACAATTGTTGTTGGAAGTCTGTGCGACCCCACGGGGCAGGTTTGATACGTCCATCGGAAGCTTCGACAAGGTCTTCCAATTTCCGTATCTTACAACGTAAACGATACGTATGACTTTGTGTAGAACGTTGAGGAAATCCAGGGTCATTTGTTGATTGACATCCAATGAGTGGAAGACTTAGGCGAAGTTGGGGAGGTGTTGCGTTTCTTCCAATGGCTAGTGGACTTCCATCGTGTTGCCCAGTAAGCTCATCGACTACAAAACTCTGGCCATATGTTCCCTGAGACTTTGTAACAGCCCAGAGAGCATCTCCAGAAATTTCTTGCAAGAGAATATTATCTTGATACAACTGAATTAGTTCAAAGAGGAAGTATGCGATACTGTTGGTATATCCATAGGAAACTCCCGCCGTATCGTTTACTATAGATCTCATATTCGTGGAAGCGACTTCAGGTGGCAACCACGACGAGAGATTAATAATTAGAGTTGGATTTATCATAAGGTCGCCCACCAAATCAAACTCAAAGATTACCGTGCGACCGAATTCACAAGCAGTATGAGGAGGTACGCGACGGATTTCAAAGGTTGATGGGGCTTGGGGTTGATAGGAAGAATCAAAAATATAGGTACTTTTGTCTGTGTCTTGATAGAAAAATACGTCTTTATTTCCTCGGGCTACCAATTCATATAAAGAACCTTCAGCGGTAGCATACTGTGTCGGAGCCCCCGCCATCTGATTGACAGTTTCGTGAATGTTTAGAACGGAATTTTATTTTATAGCGCGTCATGCCTTTCCAAAAAAGTCTAGAATAAGGCGGGAAACCCCCATGGTAATAAGAGTAGAATAAGAAACTTGTGTTGAAGATATGATATTTACCGCAGTTTGACATACTGGACTCCCTGCAGTTATCATACCTTGCAAGTATCCCCAAATTCCGTCAGGAATACAATATTTATCATATAATTTACTAACTCCATAATGCGTACTATAGGCAATCACAGCCGAAAGAGCTCCCTTCGCTAAGGCCTCCATTCTAACTCCAATCCACTTTTACAACAATTTCCCAAAATTCATAGATAATGAAACTTACACAATTTGTAGTAATATCGATTTTTGAATCTTTGAATATATCTTTGAGTTGTTGATGCACTAAGTCTTGTTCTTTTTTCAGACTTTCTAGTTCTTCTTTTGTAAACGCCCATGATGCACTAATTCGTGCGATAGTATCACCCATCATAGAAACTCTCAAAACTTCAGTCTTTGCCGAGCTAACAATGCGGTCAACTAGTGCTTTTCTATAGAATTCATCCTTGTACTTGTGTAAAAGGATCAAGTCTTTACGTGTATAAGACATATTGTTAAAGGGGAATAGGTTAATTTCTAAATATTTACGCAATCGGAGGACAGACTACAAATCCGAACTGGTTGATATAGCAATCGCTATAAGCATAATAATAAGGCCAATAAGGCCACCAACCAGTGCCGCCATAGCCACCTCCATAATACCCACCTCTGTATCCTCCTCCGTGCCAACCGCCGTGTCCTCCACCACCTCCATGTCCACCACCGCCGTGTCCACCACCGCCGTGTCCTCCACCTCCACCTCCTCCGCGGAATCCTTCTCTATACTTCTTAACTTGCCATAGGAGTAGTATAAAAAGGGTAAATATTGTAAAATACAAAATTATTTCTTTTGTCATCTGTAATATATAAAGAATAAAGATAAACTAAATTATAGTTATAGAATGTTCTTAGATATAGTAACTGGTGAAAAACTACAAGAACTTGCGCAGGTATATATAGGAAAGCCAGAAGACTTTATAAATATAAAAGAAAATGAAAAATGTCTAGATATTTCTGCAGTTCCAGAAATATGGAATAATCCTCCACTACTATTTTGTTATTCACATAGAATAGAAGAACTTTCTAAAAAGATACAAAGCCTTCAAAATCGCTGTGTCTTTATTTTTGGAAGTTCTTATGAAATTCTTTCGTACGAAAAATGCAAACCCTTTTTAGATTCAGGTATTGTCCAATATATTTTTTGTCAGAATATACAATTCTCACATGAAAAATCTTCATTTATTCCTATTGGAGTATCAAATAAACAATTGAAAGAACATATCCCTATACAAAAGAATAAAGATATATACTTTAATTCTACATCGCAAAAAGAATATATTGGTGAACTTGCATTACATAAGTTTTGTATATTTTCTGATGTGAACGGAGTCGATACGCATCGTTTTTGGGAGTGTTTATATCTTGAGACAGTTCCTATTGTAGTTCGCTCCCCTCTAACAGAACAAATACAGGCTTCTGGAATACCCTGTGTACTTATAGATTCTTTGAACTCATTTCATTTAGAAGAAGTACCTCATTATTCTTCATTTGTGTTTGATGACTCATATTATTATTCTATATCGTTTGCAAAAATCAGAAATACTATTTTGAATCAAGTTTCTAAGATATATACATCTATGAACGTAGTTTTAAGTTTTATTGGAAATATGCCAAAATATAGTATAGAATGTATACAACAGCTACGTCTATTTTTTGACGGACCTATATATTTTATCTATAGTGAGATTGAGACCTCTATTAAAGAGGCATTGGATAAACAAAATATAATATTTGTACATTACGATGAAGTTCGGTCAAAACGCTTTGATAAAATTTCAAAGAAGAAGGATTTTTGTGTAGTTGACCGTTTAGGTGACAGGAAAGAATTATTTAAACGTTCTTATGAGCGAATGTATTTATTAGACACTTTATTATTCAAGTATAATCTTAAGAATGTATGGTTTATGGAAATTGATATTCTTATGTTTTGTAATCCAAACATATTTACAGGAATACTTCAAACACAGCCTTATGCATATTGTTTTCATGACTTTGAGCACTGTTGTTCTGCAATATTCTATGTAAGAGACCATAGCTCTTTACAGCCTATCCTTGAAACCCTTGACGTATTTACAAATCATTTTGTCAGTGAAATGCGCGCACTGAGCGAATATCACAAACATCATCAGAATGATATAGTATTCCCTTTAATTCCTAGAACACCAACACACGTATTTTATTGGAAAGATTATAATCTATTTTATACATTTCTATTTGATGGAGCTGTGATTGGTCAATACTTATTTGGAGTAGATAACCCAGAACGTAAACGAAATGATACCACGCACATTTCACACTTATTAAATATATGGCAGTATGGAAAGTTTGAATGGCATAAGAATGATAAAGGGCTGTCTATACCCTACTACAGATTTGAAGAGACTTCTGAATTACTACCCATTGCAAACATGCATATTCATTCGAAGGATCTTATTTATGCTGTTTCATATACTACCAATTAAAGGAATGCTTACAATCTTCTTGTATAACCTTCATGCGTGGAATAGTTCGTAAGGAAGTTTTCCAACTTTCTGGACGAATCCATATAAATTCTATATTATGTTCAATACATATACTCAACGAAAAATGAAATATTTCTTTTATTTCTTCTTTCGTTAAGTTTGTTTTACCTGAATAGGTTTCCATAAGGAATTTTTCATAGTATCTAGTATCATCAATATTTTGTAAAGCATACATTTTTTTCATATCATTTATATTACCACATACAACAATATCTTTAAAAAATACTTTATCTGTCTGAACACCTGCAATTACAGTTATTTTATCAGTATACAAGTGTTTGGTTTTTTCTAAGTATTTACTATAATCATAAGAAAGAATATCAAATCTTGTACGTAATACAAAATGAATATCAGGATAATTTTTATGAATAAATTCTAAAGCATTCACTATTGGAATAAATTGCGGCGTATAATATCGTTGATAAAAAACATTATTCGTTATAATTATAAAATTATTCTCAGATAATTTTTGAATATATTCGCCTGGCACGTCATTCCATATAGAAGCAAATTTCATTTCTTTTATATTTGACGCACATTCAATGAATTCATTAAAATATTCAGGATGTATATTTCCAGTAAATAAAACTGCAGTTTTAGTCTGAGACATTTAATACTAAAATATAATCAATTTACTTTAAATATTATAAATAAATTACGAACGCATATGATAATGGCATGCTTCATAAATACCAGTATAGTCATTATCTATCTTAGATGTATTTCTCCATTCAAGGGGTGTTATTAGATATTCTTCAGGAAAGTGCTGTTGTGTAAATGTAAATAACATTTCATATTCTGAAGCACCAGAACTATTATTCACATCATATCCGTAATGAGCTTCTGAGACATTATTCAAAAATAACTTCCAAAATACATCATTATTATATTCTTCAATGAATTTTAAGAAAGATACCACAATCTTTCTTTTCATTGGCATTAAGTGTGTAATTCCAGAAGGAGTATATATCTTTTTTAATGATGGATGCAGTTTATTCATGTGTTCAAAATAAGGGAGATGATATTCGGTTCCTATGTTAAAGTTCATTTTTCCTCCTGCAAAAAAATCAACAGACTTATGAAAATATACATCAGAATCTATAATTAGATAATCATCTAATAATCCTGGGAGTACAAGAGGAGCATATATCTTTAACAGTTGTTGTAAATACCATCCACTTCTTCCAGGAGTAATATTACTCATAAGAACATCTCTTTTCTGAAATGGAAAAATTACTTCATTTACAAAAATTACATCACCAATACTTGAAAGATATTGTTGAACAATTTCATTTGTTGTAATTATATAAATATTATTATAGTTTATAATATGTTTTTTTATATTTTCAATAAATTCCGGTACTAATGAAGAATCATATGGACCTATACATGTTACTATATCATACATAGAATTATAGTATAAGTACTTTGGTTTTCTTTAAACTTTCGTCATCGCACATACTTTCCTACATACTGGACAAGGATGTTGTGCAGGATTTCTTTCAAACCATGATTCTAACGCATCTGTCAAGAATACATGAAAACAGCTTGTAACTGCTGAGTTTGAACTAGTTATAGATTCCATAGTAATTGGGCACAACTCTTCTTTTGAAACTGATTCTTGTACAATAAGTTTTGCAATTCTTTGCGGAATAGCTTCTGGGCTAGGGTGCTTGATCTTAATGATAACGGGTAAAAGATATGACCATAAAGCAATATTCTGTAAGTAAGGAGGGGCTTGGGGATTTGTTAGAATATCTTGTGTAGTATATTCACGCCCTATACAGCCCTCTGTCATATGCCCTGCTGTTTTTCTAAGAATAGGAATCTGTAAATCACCCGCCTTTAAGAAATGGCCATCAGCATGTATTCTAATTTCATACCTCTGATTCCTACCTTTTTGTATATAAAATTTACATATACCTTCGCCGTGATTTGTTGTTCTATGAAGAGTTATAAGAGGATGTTCTTGAGTATACTTTGACCAACATCTAAATTCTGGATTCCATTCTAAAATATAATAGGTTCGTTTAATAGGACGATAAAATGCTACATGCCTTGATGTAAAAGTATTAATGGTTCGATTTTCTGTCGCCATTGTAGGGACTTATATATTTCTAGAATGTAATCATCATTTTTATTTATCTGTAAAAGCCGGTCTAAGAGTTTAGAGTCTGTGTTAAAGGAGATATGTGTGGAATTTGGGCACAGATTCGTAAAGTTTCTTCTTCTGCTTCTGCTTCAAAGGAACATGCCGAACTCTGGGAATCTGGAGTCAAGACTCTTGCTGCACGTGGTCCTGAAGGTTCGCGGTGGTTAGATCTGAGCGGAGCAACTTGGTGTTTTACGCGCCTTGCCATAAATGGTCTACAAGAAGGTGGTATGCAACCGTTTACATGGAATGATACAAAGTGGGCATGGATGTGCAATGGAGAAATCTATAACGCAAAACATCTGGAGAATACCATACCCTATTATTCCACGTCAGGCTCTGACTGCGAAGTACTCGGTTGCCTATGGGACTCTTGCAATGGTGATTCTGTAGCATTTGCTCGTGCCTTAGACGGGGTGTTTGCCCTTGTACTCTACCATAAGATGAAACATGGCAATAAGTACGTAGTTGCGCGTGACCCCTATGGAGTTCGTCCCCTATACTATAGTTATTCTGAGTGCGATGGATGGATATTCGCAAGTGAACGCAAGGCTGTAGAACCGTTTATGAAGCATGGACAAGTGATTAATGAGTTCCCTCCTGGTGAAGTCTGGGAAATCAATCAAAATCATATATCTTCTTCTATAAAAAAGTACAAGTATCATTCAGTACCCTGGCTAAAGAGTGTTAGAGGGGCTGCTGGATTGGCGAATGAATTGAGGGCGGCCGTTCAGAAACGGTTGATGACTGAGCGACCTGTTGCCGCTTTACTAAGTGGCGGCGTCGATTCTAGCTTAATCGCGGCTCTTGTACAGTCTTCATTAAAGGCACTAGGAAAGCCGCCGTTGAAGACGTTTAGTATCGGCATGGAAGGTGCGACTGACTTGGCATATGCTCGTAAGGTGGCCGATTGGATTGGCTCTGATCATCATGAGATTGTGGTAACGGCTGAGGAAATGTTCGCTGCTATTCCTGCAGTCATTCGCGACATCGAGTCCTATGACATTACTACGATACGTGCTTCAGTGGGTAATTGGTTAGTGGCACGAGCTATCCGTGAGAAGACAGATTGCAAAGTTGTATTTAATGGCGATGGTTCTGATGAGGTCTTTGGCTCATATCTCTATTTTTACCGTGCCCCTAGCGATTTTGCCTTTGAGAAAGAGACTCAGAGACTGCTAGAGGATATTCATAAGTATGATGTTCTGCGCTCAGACCGTTGCATCAGCAGTCATGGTTTAGAAGCTCGAACACCATTCTTGGATAAGCAATTTGTTGCAGCGGCCATGTCATTCCCTACTGCATTGCGTCGTCCTTCCAAGGATTTGGAACGTATGGAAAAGCAACTGTTGCGTGATACCTTTGCCGATTCTGGGCTACTACCTCCTGAAGTCTTGTATCGTCACAAGGAAGCGTTTAGTGACGGCGTGTCTTCTAAGGAGAAGTCTTGGTTTGAGATTATCCAGGAAAAGATTCGTGAACAGGGCTTGGTTCCTGCAGACTGGAGACAAATCGTTGAGGATGAAGATATCTGGCCTGTACCAAAGACAGAAGAAGCGTATTATTATCGTAAGATTTATAATGGTATGTATACGCATACTGGGAGCTTATGGCCTTTCTGGATGCCGAAGTGGTCTCCTGAAACGACGGATCCGAGTGCACGGACTCTTGCGCCTGTGTAAAAATTGATGATTTCGCGACTTGTGTAAAAGGGGTCAGGTTAGCTTTTCGATGGCAAGTCGAGGACGTTGTTTAGCTCGTTTGACTTCTTGGGATAAGACCAATTGTGCTATTGGCACGAGCAATAAACGTGCATCCATCGTAAAAGTATGCAAGAATGTTCCTGAGAAAGGCCAGAGTCTTTGTCAAGAATGTGCAGAGAGACCGACTGAAAGTAAGTATCAGACACGGATGATACACGGAGTTCTAACAGATGCGCCGTGTGAAGGTTCGCATATCTATGGAAGTTCATGGTACTGGCAACAAGTGGCGATGTATGGAGAGACAGATGACACAGATTGGATTGCAGGGGCTTTGAAAGCGCAGAAAGAGGCGGAGGAGTTTTGCGAGTCTATGGGCTCAAAGGAGTCTATAGGGGCTTGGAAGGTTCAAAGGCCAGACCAGAAAGAATTGGTAGAGATGCAGAAACGCAAGAAGAAGGAAAACAAAGAAGTCGCTGCAGCTAGAGTTGCTGCTGTAAAGGAGAAGGATAGTGAAAAGGGCATGAACAAGGACAAGGCAAAAAAGGGAACATTGCTAGAATCATTTCCATTGATTCGAGTAAT